AAGTCGGTTTCCAAGTTCTCGTTGACAATAAAGTCGCTAATCGAGAAGAAAGCCAGCACGGTAGAGATAAAGTGTTTCTCATCCGAGTTGAGCTTTTCCCAGTCCGAAAGATCGCTAGCCAAGTCGAGCTCTTCTGCCGTCCAAAAGCTCTTCTTGTGGTCTTGGCGGGCTTGCCACAAGTCGGGGTATTGGATGGGGAAGAGACGCAGGCGAGTGTTCTTAGGGTCAAGGAGAGGTTCCATTTCTTTTATCTATATTCGAGAGAATTATTTAAGCATCATTTTTATTTCTTCTTTAAGAAACTCCTCTAGCTTGTCGTAGGGGACCGTGTCGGGGATATAGATGACCTTGATACCTAGCTCTTCACACCGCTTTTTCTTGTAGTCGTCTCGAGCGAGTTGGTCGAGAAAGTCTTGGTAGCTTTGGTGAAACATAGGCGTATACTTGCGGTGCTGAACGCCTTGGTATTCAAAGGCAATGTTGTAGTCTTCGTTATAGCCGTCAAGCTCAAGGTTCTTTCCGGTTTTGGGGTATTTCAAGTAGTCGGGTCGGATAGAGGTGAAAGGAGACTCAAAGATATTCTCGAGGATGGCGCGGCACCGTGTCTCGTGCTTTTTAAGAATCCGTTTCTTCTTTCCTACGGGCTCGTTATAGGCTTTGGCAATGTCTTGTAGGGTAATACTCGTCCCACAGTCTCGTTTCGGGCCGTATAAGAGCAGGATGGTTACGAGAAACACGCCGGCAATGACTCCCCACAGCAAGAGGTATTTGTAAAACTTGTTGATGACGCGAGTTCCAAGAAACCGGTCTGCTACTTTTTCGCCTAACCACCCGAGAAGCATTTACTTATTGTAGGATATAATATTCTTCTCGCCAACCATTTCTTCGTAACTCTTTTGCGCATTGACTCGGAAAGTATAGGAAAGGACTTGTATCTAAACCCATAACCTTAGTAGCGTATAAGAACGAGAATCGCGTGCAGTATAAGAACTTGTCCTTTATGGAGTCGATGTAGCTGATATCGAGAGGAACATATTGCTCGACTGGAGGATAAAAGACGGCTAGTGTAATATTCATCTTTCTCATCTCTTGTAAATAAATTTTTATAGGGATGCTATAGATAAATCCAATATAGGTTTCTGTAACAATGTAATCTCGAAACTCTTCTATTGACTTCTGTCTCCATTCGAGAACGTCTCTTCTCCCGTTATTATCGACCACGAGACCAAAGTGGAGATACCTCTCGCCTAGTAGTCGTAGTCCGATAAGAGGCCCCATCTCTTGGTCAATGATTTGGTTGTAGGAATAGCTAATAAACGAGCCAGGTGGTAGGTCTCCTGTTGAAAACGTGCGAACGGCTCGTCTGTCATAGTCGTTGTTGATACTATACAACACAAACAAGAGGATGAGACAAAAGAGTAGTCGGATAGGGAAGACGATCTCCTTTCTCGTCATAAGATAGACGGCTAGTAAAATTTCGGCAATACCCATTTTATATAATCATCAAGGGATTAAAAGAAGATATGCGAACGCCAGCGGGTTCCGCGGCGGCAGCTCTGGCATTAGCGAGGTTCACCACTTGCACCACGCTCTCGGCCGATTCCCTGTCGACTCTTACTCCGTGACGGTAGCTAATGTCTACGCTTTCTACATTCTGTGGCGGAGGCGGTGGTGGAGCTGGGCATTCCGTAGGTTCTGGTGCGTAGTCCCGTCTCATCCCTAGGTGAGAGACAGTGCCTGCTGGACTAACTACATTGGTCTTGCCAAACTTGACCGTAAAGTTTTCTCTCACCGGCATAAGAGACTGTAGAGGTGGAACACCAGGCATTGGAGCAAAGATGCTTATTCCAGCTGGTTGGCCACTAGAGCCGGGAAGAATCAGAGTCTGGTCGGAAGAGGAAATGTAGATGATAAAGAAGACGACGGAGATGAGAAAAAGGAGTAGCACGCCTTTCGACAACATTTTACTCTTACACTCGGATAAAAAGATACGACAAAGAATTAGAAAATGGATGAGATACCGATTTGGTATCTTATCGGGTTTACCTTTTTAGTTAAGCCGAACACGACTCGCAAGCCCCCGCGTCTGTCTGTTTGAAGCGCTTGTCTATCGTATCCTCCATCAGGCTAAACTTGACCGCCTCCACACGCGGCTTGCTACGGAGGTAGTAGCAACCAGTCTTGAGCCCCTTTTCCCAGGCGTAAAAGTGCATACTAGTGAGCTTAGAGTTGGTCGGAGTCGCCATAAACAGGTTCATACTCTGTGTCTGGTCAATAAACGGGGCTCGGTCTGCTGCCAAGTCAATCACGGTCTTCATCGACACCTCCCATACTGTGCGAAAGAGTTTCTTGGTCTTGTCTGGAACTCCAGCAATGTTTTGCACCGAACCTCCCTCTCGGATAACTTGGTCAACCATTGCTTTGGTCCACAAGCCCTGCTCTTTCAGCATACGGTAGAGATGCTTGTTGACCACAGGAAAGTCTCCCGCCAACACCTTACGGGTATACAGGTTACTCGTTGCCGGCTCAAAGGCTTCGGTATTACCCAATACTTGAGACGTGCTAGCAGTAGGCATCAAGGAAAGCAGCAGGCTGTTGCGCACTCCGGACTTGACTCTCTCCCGCAAGCCCGCCCAGTCGTAGTCGGTGATTGGAGCCACACCCCACATATCGGGTTGCAAAACCCCCTGACTTGCCGGGCTGCCTTCAAAGCGCTCGTAAGAGCCAAACTGCTGGGCGAGAGAGGCGCTCTCATCCATTGCGTGGTAGTACATGGTCTCAAAGATACGGCGGTTGACGTCTTTGGCTTCCCGAGAGTCCCAATCGGATTGCATTAAACAAAACACATCGTGTAGTCCCTGAATACCAATACCGATCGGGCGGTGAGACAGATTCGTCTTTCCGGCTTTCTCTGAAGGGTAAAAGTTATTGTCAATGATTTGGTTCAAGTTCCGAACCATGACTCGAGTCACATAGCCGAGCTGGTCGTAGTCGTATGTCTTATCCTCTCGAACAAACATATTCAGCGCCACACTAGCCAAGTTGCAGACAGAGGTATGCTCGTGGTCGGTATACTCGAGAATCTCTGCGCACAGGTTGCTGCCCCGGATAATGCCAATGTTGCTCTGGTTGGACTTGCGGTTGACCGAGTCTTTGTAAAGGAGGTAGGGCGTTCCCGTCTCGATTTGCGATCGGAGAATACGCAACCACACTTCCTGTGCCGGAAGCGTCTCTACGGCAAGCTTCTCCTCCTCTGCCCGCTGGTAGAGCTGCTCAAACTCTTCTCCATAGACGTCTTGCAACGCTACTCCAAAGTGCTTCTTTACCGTATAGGGGTCAAATAAGCTCCACTGCTGCTGAGCCTTGACTCGCTTCATAAACAAGTCGGGCACCCACAGCGCCGTAAAGATATCACGGGCTCGCATCTCTTCCGCACCTGCGTTCAGGCGCAAGTCGAGAAAGTGGAGTGTCTCTGGGTGCCACGGCTCGAGATACATCGCAATGCTACCCTTACGCTTACCGGACTGGTTGACGTAGCGGGCCGTCTCGTTAAAGACTTTAATCATTGGGATGATACCGTCTGACGTGCCGTTGGTGGTGGTGATACGGCTACCCTTAGAGCGGATGTTGCTAATGTTGATGCCGATACCGCCGCCGTGCTTGCTAATCATTGCTGTCTCGTGTAGTTTGGTATAGATGCCGTCAAGGCTATCCTCCATACCGAGGAGAAAGCAGCTGCTTAGCTGCGGGTGGGTGGTGCCTCCGTTAAAGAGAGTAGGAGAGGCGTGGGTAAAGAGAAGCTGGCTCATTAGGTTGTAGGTCTCAATGACGGCTTCTACCGTGGATTTGTAGTGGATACCGATAGACACGCGCATAATCATATACTGGGGGCGTTCTACGGTGCGGCGTTGGGCATCGTGGAGGAGGTAGGACTTTTCAAGGGTCTTACAGGCAAAGTAAGAGTATTGAAAGTCTCTCGAATGCTGGATAGCCGACTCAATGGCCTCCCGGTGGGTATCGAGAAAGCGGAGCACCTCGGGGTGGATGATGTTCTCAATGCGGTGCATCGCCTCGTAGAAAGTAGGAGGAGTGGTCTTGTGCAGGTTGTCTATAAAGATACGAGCGGCGAGAATGTCATACTCGGGTTCGTAGACAGAGAGACTAGCAGCGGTCTCGGCGGACAGGTGGTCGATCTCTACGGTAGAGATGTTGTTTTTCAGGCCTTGGGTAACGGTTTGGGTGAGTCGGGCAATGTTGACGTGTAGACCGAGGGTGCGGACGAGCTGCTCGTTGCGGCGAGAAATCTCGTCGAACTGAATAGGAACCACATCACCGTTGCGCTTAATCACGTTGAACTCTTGAGCCATTGTCGAACTATATTCCATCCGTAGATTTAAATCAGATATTCTCATTTTTCGTAGGACTAGTTTCACCTCGAAAATAGTCGGGATCTCGGTTAGTCGTATTCATCCTCCGATTCGAACGCGTTCTCGTACTCTCCTTTGTATAACATAGCAAGAGTTCGAATCGGATAGCCCTTCTCCTGGAAAAAAGCAAAGTATGACTCTAGCAACATATCTGATATTTCTAGTTCTTGAATACATTTCGCATCAAATGGAGTGACTACCTCCCCTAGAGATAGTAGAAGTTCGGCTAGTTTAGTATCCTCTGAATGTTCTAAAACGAGAACAAGGGGGCTACAACTTGACTCGTCGATGTAGGTGAAGCGAGTATTGTTGAGGTCGATAAGCGGAGCGAGACGTCGAATCTCTTCCTCATTCTTGTCAATACAGGCACAATACAACCTATCTTTCGTCCTATTTTTAATCAATGTCCAATATGGGTAGTCTATGGAGACTCTAGGTCTCTTCTCTTTTGCTAACTTTAATGCCTCTTGAAATGTCATCCCAAAGCGTTTCTTGAGGTATAGACAAGCCATCGCTACGCTTTCGTTGAACCCTTTTCGACAGCGGAATAGGATACGACCGGAGAGCGTATGTATTACCTGGTCGGATAACTCCTCTAGAGAAAAGAGATTCCAAACCCCTAGGTAGAGAACATTCCCACGAGTCTGTATCTCTCCCTTAGCGCAACCGTTATCAGGGTAGTTGAGATCGACTACAGTATCTGCTATGGAGTCTAGAGCTAAAGCAGACCCAATCGCAACCTCGGGTGTAATCCAAGTCACAGCGGGGCACTTGTCACACATAAACGTCCGATAACAAGTCAGGTTTTGCTTACACTCTTTACAAACCACGTGTCTGCCGGCTATTTCTCGGCAATCCGCACAGAAGACTCCAATACAGTCCTCTTTCTCACACAGAGACTTTTGGATCTCGCTCTTGAACCGGCAATCGGCGCACTCCATTGTAGATTACTCTCTCGTTGAAAGTAATCTTTACTTTTTAATGAGCATTAAAAAACCCGTATTGGGTTTCGCCTGGGGGCGTTTGCTCTTAATCAGCTCTAGCGCCTCTAGTTTACTGATTCCCAGCGTCTCTGCTAGATACCAGCAGGCAACAGACACGCTGCGAGAGATTCCGGCATAGCACCTGAACAATACCTTCCGGTGAGGCGTCTCTCTCAGTAACGCCATCACCCTCTCTACGACGGACTGCAATACATACAAACTCCCTATGGTGTCTTTCAAGCCGACTCGGATGACATTGCCTAGGACAATAATCTCTGCCTCCTTACAGCCATTCTCGGGAAAGTTTAGGTCGACCACTAGATCAACAAGCAGATTCGGGGTAGTGCTATCTCCTATGGCTACACTAGGAGTAATCCAGTGGTAGGGCTTGACACATCTGCGACAAACGCGAGACTCGTGGCAGGTGAATCTCTGTCCGCACTCGCACAAGAAGTGGTCGACGCGGGTGAGACACTTGGGACACTCTTTCAGCAGACAATCGGTGCAACCGAGCAGAAATTCTTTACACTCTTGACAGTTCATTGTCTTCCAGTAATTCTTCTGTAAAAGTATTCCAACTTTTTACGAAAGTGGTACGAAGTTCCCAATAGAATCAATGTAAAAACCGAAGCGTTCGACAACTCCTTTACTTTCTTATGTTCGAACTTTAACTCTGGATTGCTTAGCTGAATAAGAGACACAGGGCTCGGGATTTGCTCAACAATATGCCTAACAACGTAGGTCGTCACGCCAAATACCCAGGCCATTACGATAAGCTCTACGGAGATACGAAAGGTAGACTTTTGCGCTTCTCTTTCCTCTGACCACTCTCCCCATACCTTGTCAAAGAGAACCGTCATCACGGCAGCGGCAATAAAATACAGCACGGCAATGTAGCCAATGTCTAGCAGCTTTAACGAGCGCATCTCCATCTCATCTCTCAACCACTTCTTGTCGAATGTATCAAGCCGGATACTCGGAGAGCTCATCTCGGCGTTGGGATAGGAGAGAAGAGACATTTACTATTACACAAAGATTAATTATATCAACAACACGAGAATCACCAACGCCATCCACACTCCTCTAGGAAGTCGGCTCATTAGACCCAGACTTAAAAGGAGTAGAACAACCTTCACCAACAACTTTTTATCCGCCGGGTTGTAAAATACGGCTCTCGGGGGTGGAGTAGGCGCTACCGTCTCTATCTTGCCTGGAGTAAGCACGATGACGCCTCCCGTTAGACCGATTACGCCGTCGTCCGACACAATGACGCTTGGATACTCGAACTGGGAGACGCGGTTCTGATACTTGCCTGTGCCATACATGGCAATCTTAAAGTAACCCTCTGTTCCCCATACAATTCCCCAGGAATTTCGGGCAATCCAGTAGTCTACGTTCTCGTCATTGACTTTCTCTCTCCCCCAGCCGACAATGACAACCGCGTGAGAACCCTCCCAACTCTTATCCACGTCGTCATAGTCAACTCCAGGCACTCCCCGATACGCCTGTGTTTCAATGTAGATCTGGTTGGTTTCCGCAAAGTCATCCCGGAAAAAGTTGTTAAAGACGTGAAAGCCGCCAATCACAGGGCCTTTGGTGTAAATGTGCTGCTTGATAAGGGCTTGCACTTCTTTATATCCTAGTCCGGAAACCGCTTGGTCGACTTTCGAAAAGTATTCCTGAACGATATCTCTTTCGAGTGCCGAAAAGTTTTTTACATCGGGCTGGACACATAACAAGCGAGCTTCTTCGACGTAATACTTTTTCGAGCACCCTCCTGCACACTTTGGAATTAGCGTGTTGATGGTCCTTGGGTCAAACGGCTGAGTCGTGTTTCCTCCACAGGCGGTAAACGGGGCACACCAGTTCTCATCCGTGCACTCCACCGTCCCAATCCCATTCTTTTGTATATCCTCCACCGCCACATTCGGGTCTCCTCCATCACACTTGCTCTGCGGCATACAGCTTAGCATATAGGTAGGGGATAAACCCGGGTTGTCTATCCCTTTTTGCACGACAAACACGTCGCTAAGACAGGTCGCTACAGAGATGGCCCAGCAGCTACCACACATTCCTTGGCTATAGACGGTAGAGATGGCGGGAGACTTGTCTGCCCAGTTAAAGTATTGTGGTAGCTTTTCCGCCTTTTCTAATTCCACCGCTAACTCTCTCGGCTTCATCGTCATCGGCTTGACTCTGGTGGTATAGGAGATGTCGCTATTCACAGGGGCGATACCAAACCTGGGGACGAGCTTTGACAATCTCCCTTTCTCCATTGTTTGGTAAAGCTGTTGGGTCGAGTATTGCTGGTAAATAGCGTTGCACTGACACTCTTTTAGCTTTTTCTGATAGTCGACCTGAAGGCGAAAGGTGGCAGGGGCGGGTTTTCC